CTAGTTAAGTTTATATCAGACATATCCACAGTGCCGCCAAAGTTTAACATGCTGCCACTATAGTTATTGAACTTGCAATCGGAGGCGTTAAAGTCTGTATTACTAGAGCCTACAAATTCCACGTTTGAACTGCCTGAAGCGGTATAGAGCCTAAATGATGTTACAAAAACACCCTCTGAGCTTGTAAGGTTCGGCCAATTAACAGCAAAGCCATTTTGAAGAACTAAGGCTAGTGCCTGAGCCTGTATATATCATATTTAAAAACTCTAAAGCTATAGAGTCATTAGCCACAAAGAAATCATCAACGCCTGAATAGGTGTGCTGAAAGTATCGGCTCACGCATCGGATTACAACATCTGCCGGTGTTTCACAAAAGAAGCCAACAGCACCAAAATCTAAAGGCGCTGTGATTATGTAAGTTGTTGCCGGTTCTAGTACCCTTGCGATTCGCCCTAAAGATGGCACAACAGTTGGCGCAGGCCAATCATCCATGCTGTTGATAAAGCGGTAACTGTTCCCGCTACCTAGAATGCCGCCCTCAAAATCAACCGGCCCTAGTACAGTTTGTGGGGCGATAGATGACTTGCTTAGCTTGTCATCAATGCTTGTTGTTAATTGCGGTAGTGTAGTGCCGCTATCTGCTATCAATGAGCCCGATACACCACCAAATAAAACAATAGCTTGATCTGTCGATGAGCCTGGGCCTGTTACATCGCCACCGCCTGCCGGTGTCTTATAAAGGCCGTCATCGGCTAAAAACTGATTACCAGCACCCGTAGATATTAAATCCACACCGTTATAAGTCTTGTTCTCTAAGTCAGCAGTGCTTTGCGCTGTTACCGGCTTATCATCTGTTATATTAAAATTACTGCCTGACATATCTACACCGTAAACAATTGCGAGCCATTTGAATATAATCGTATGACCCCGTAATTAGCTGTTATTGTTACAAGTCCAGCGCCATCAATTGTTTGCGTGTCCTCGGTTTCAATAATAATGTTATTGTTAAAAGCATCTCCGCCTTGATCTTTTATATCAATGTAAATAGGCGTTGTTGCCGTTCCCTGAGTGATTGTTGACGTTGAAATTGTAAGCGTTACCGGCTCACCTGTGCCTGTATAGCCTAGCGTGTTTCTTGTGCCTGCCGATGGCAGTATATCTTGAGTTGCTGCGCTTTCATCAAATGTAGCCAGCCTACTTGTTGAAGATGATAAGTTAAAAGCTGTTGCGATTTGATCAAGTGTAAAAGTTAGGTTTTGTGATGCGTTGCCGCTGCCACCTATAGCAACAAATCTAGTTGAGCCTGTAAGTATGCCATCACCCGAAAAGCTCGACATCTTTTGGCCTTTACAACTAGAGCAGCTATACCTTCCGCAATTACAATCATTACTCGTGGCGCATTGAGTTAGGCTATTCGTCATAATTATTATTCTCAGTTATAACAGGGGCGTTACCCTCTGTTGACACTTGCGAGCCTCTATTGCTTTTATATATAGGCTCAGAACAATCGGGGTAATAATTATACCTATAAACAGACCAATTACCCATGCCTTGAGGTAATTGCGAAGGAAAGTAACTATTAACAGGCGCACCGGCTATTGTAAATAGCTCATTCATTGAGTCATAAGCCTTTGTTGATAACTGGATAGGCATCGGGCTATCAATGTTAAATAAAGGCCATAATTCAACCGCTAAATTATACTCAAAAGCACTTAGCGCAAATCTTGGATAACCAAAAGGGTCATTTATGTTTGTGTACTCTTGCTCTGTATCGCCTAGCTGTAAGCCTAGCTCATACCAAGTATTAACAAGATTATTAAGCTCATCAAGCCCGTCTAAGTAGTCTTCATCAGGCGCGTTTGAAAAGTTTGTAGATTCTCCGCAATACCGCAATGCTTTGCGTATCACGTCTTTGCATGTAGCCATATAGAATAAAAGGGGGCTTTCACCCCCTAACCTTTAAGCGTTGCCGAAGAACTGGCCGCCCATAAGTGGGTTAAATACACAATATGCAGGTAATAAATCAATACGCATTGATTGAGTATTTGTTTTAGGGTCACTGTATTTAGTGGCTCTCATTGAAATGCCGTCAACTGAGATAACTGAGCTATCCCAAGAATGCAATTTAGGCAATTCAACAGTACCCGTACCAACAAACCCTTTGCCGTAGAACAATCCAGGCTGCACAGTCTCATCGGCAGTACCAAGCATAGTAACAGTATCACCGGCAGTGATTGCGCGAGATACAGTGTTATACTGTGGTGCTGTAGCGTCAAAGATTGGCGCTCCACTTAAAACCACAACCGCATCGCCTGCACCGTCTGCAACAACATCAGCAGTTACAGTACCAACAAAAGGAACGCCAGCGCCACGACGTGACAAGGGGTTTTTGTTTTGCTGATTAAGCATCAAGGTTGTATCAAACTGTACTTGTTGTCCTGCATTGATAGTAGCATTAGCAGGCAAGCCGCTAAGAGTCACAGACACTTGATAAGTATCTTTCAATGCGCTGTAAGTTACAGTTGGGCTTGCATCAACAGTCACGCCAGCCGCACCGGCAGAAGTACCCATTGTGTAAGAGCCTAAAGAGTTACAGTTATAAGCCTGTACACCGCCAAAATCACGCGATAAACGCGCCCTGCGCCATGCTGCATTCACTAGCTCATTATCACCAGAGGCTAAGCCTGATTGTGTATCAGCTAAATCCTGAGTTGACCAAGGGTTCATTGCGCCATAGCAATCACCTTTAACACCTAAAGCGTGTAAGTAAGACTTAGTGCCTGCTACATCGCCCCATGCGTCAATTGGTTGATCAGGAGTACCAGAAACAAGGCCGGTATTATTGATCATATATTGAGCTAATTCTGATTCATACTCAGTAACCATTTTATCACGCGCAGGCGCTAAGATTGGCTCAAGTTGATTAAGCTGAATAGCTTGCTCTAGTTGAGTCCAGTCAATATCAATAGTGATATAATCAGAGATACGTGCAGTTGCAGTAGCAGAAATAATATCGTTTGATTGGCCGGTAATGTCACCGCTTGGAGTACGCACAGCATTATACTGATGAGGGCGTTTAAATTGCACTGAATCGCCAGTTGAAGGGTTTATTACGCCTTTCATGCACTGAGTTTCAACAGTGTTTAAAAGAACACGATCATCCATAAAGCCCATAATGAACTTTTTAAGAACGATCTCGCTCGTATTTTTGTTTAAGCTATTAGCCATTGTGTATCACCTTTATAAAATGGTAGCACGGCCCCCAAATCTAGCTTCAAACTCATCAGGCTCTTTAGCCGATAAACCTGTCAACGTAGGCTCAGGTTGTGGTGCTGAACTAATGTTACGCGTGACGGCTTTCGATTCTATTTCTTTTATTTTATCAAGTGTTGCATAGGGATTATGCGCCACTGAAGCAATATCATCATAATCAGCAGGGTTTCGAGCTAGGTAATCCATAATCAAAGGTGCTTTGTCATGCTTAACAAGCATACTCTGCAACTCTGGTGGTGCGCCTCGCTGTTGTAATGTCTGTGCTGCCTGGAAAGCTACCTCTAAATCAACGCCAGTATTAGCCGCCTTTTTTTGGAAGTCTCTCTGTAGCTCAGCATTAGCCTCTTGCTGTTTTTGTTGCCGCTGTGCATTTAATTGCGCTTGCCTATCTCTTTCTAAGGTTTCCCTTGCTGTTTTCTCGGCCACACTTTGATGAAAACGAACCATCTGCGCGTTATACGCTTCAGGGTCTTCATATTGCAAATCAGTATCAGGTGGGGCTATAGCCTCACTTTGCGTAGGTGTAACAGGTGGCGCAGGCTGGGCGTTTGCCTCAAGCTTCTTACGCAACTCATCATTCTCACGCTGTAAATCATACTTTTGCGCTGTGATCGAGTTAATACGCTTTTGAACTTTCTCTTGCGTATCAAGATTTAGACTAGCATCGTTGTTTTGTTCGTGGTTTTCTCCACTATCGGGGGCCGATTCCGACACTGGTTCAACTGGCTCAACAATCTCTTGTGTTACCTGTTCACCTGCTTGCAGCTCATCACTCATAAGAGTAGTCCTCATTTAAAGGTCACTTTACATTGTAGTAAAACCCTAGTTATGCCCACTAGGTAAGGCTTATAAAATATTTTAATCGATTTGCGGATAATTGCAAATTTTAACTATTGTCATTCAAATAGCTTACTAACCTCTGTAGGGTCTGGAATTGTTGCCAATCTATCCAGATAGCCTATATCATCGCCATAATTAAACTTATTGATGTAATCAGCTAAGCCGCCAAATGGGTAGCCGATAGGTGTTTCAACTCTTTGAAGCAAGTTAGACAAATAGCCAAGCGTTTCTGATTTAGGCGCATAAGCAATGCCTGTTGGCATAGGCTCACCGCCTTGAGCAAGTAAAGATGATAGGCCGCCTGTTGCTGCTAGTCCTGCGCCCATGTCAGCTAGTAGATTGCTTGAGTCTTTCTTAGCAGGGTCAAAGGCTGCGTTTGTGGAGCGTATGTTGGAGGGATCGAATACTGTTATAGCACCATCATACCTTTTTTTACTGTCATATCCATCAGCAATAAGAGCCTCGTCACTTTGATCTCTCATCATTGAATATGGTGTATCTTCTGGATAATCAATCATCTCATATTGATTACCTTTATTAATTAAGACAGGAATAACATTTGCGCCTTCACTTCTTTCCCTGCCTCTCATTTTTGCAAAAGTGTTAGCATAATTTACATCTGAGCCAACCATTGAATTGGGCTTGAATGAATCAAAGTCTGACGCTGTTCCATGATAATAAACCGTATCAGTATCAAAGCCCTGCTCCTTAGCCCTCTGCATCCTGCTTGCAAAGTCCATTGCTAGGCTGTCACCGCCCTTAACGCGCTCGGCTAGTTCTTCAAGTATCTTAGCTTTGCTCATCCCAAAACTGCTCTTATTAAGTCCTCAGTGCTTGCGTTTCTTAGCGTCATTTCATCCATTTTAGCCGCATTGTCTAGTTGTTTACCCTCGATGTTGGCTTGTTTCTCAGCCGCATCATAGGCTTTCAACTGGTTATCAATGTTCATGCCGGTTACTTTAACGCCTGCCTCTTCTGCCTTAACCATAGCCTCTATACGCTTAGTCTCAGCATTAAACATATCAATCTGCGATTCAGCCTGGTTAGTTTGTGCGTTTACTAGCTCAGCCTCGGCTTTCTGCTGTTCAGCCATTGCCGCTATAATCATTGGGTCTGGTTGTTGGCCTTGCTGTTGCTGTGCTGCTTGTATTTCTTGCAACTCTTCATCGGTCAATTGGTCTTCAGGTATCAAGCCTGCACTTACAAGCTGCGACCTTGCGCGTTCTGCTAAAGCATCCATATTAGGCGCATCGATGTTGCGTAAGAATATATCAGCACCATTCTGCATAATCTCTGGCATTACTTGCGATACTTGAATCATTGCGTCATTGCCTTTCTCTAGGCGATTCTTAAACATTGGCCCCATACCACAAAGCACTGTATAAGAGCCTTGAGTTAAGTCATTAAGAGGTTGCATTGTTTCCTTATCGACAGTGTTAATCTCTATATCTTCTCGCGTACCATCGGGGCGCAATACGTTAAACACTTCTTTAGCGTCATGTACGACAGGGATAGCACCAACGCACACTTTACACAATTGAGTGATGCCGATAGACATATCAGCGTAAAAACTAACATTGCCTGTATCGCCTTTATCAATCTGAATGCCTAAAGCCTTGCCTGATTGATTGCCTGGATTCTTAGCAAGGTTGGCAGCATACATGCCCGATATTGCCTCAATATCCATAGCAGCATCCTGCGCTGTAGTCTGTAGAGCAGGGTTTACACTAGGCGGTGATGTTTTATAAGGTGGTGGCGCTCCCTTTGAGTCTACATTGTAGAATTGTATAGGGTCTGGATTGGTGTTCATTGAGCCTAGCTTGCCCTCATGCCCTTTAGCCTGCTCTCTTGTCATCCATGTTTTTTCTCTTGGCGCAAGCGCACCCTCTTCTATCTGCCTAGACTTCGCATAATTATATATCCGTTGAGGGTCCATTAGTTTTTCAACAATTCTACGCCAAATGCGCTTATCTTCTGAAATCTCGAAACAATGGAAAAAAGGCACTATTGGCAATTCATTGAATGATGTTAAAACTTCATCATTGAGCCAGTTATCACCGTCAAACATTCGCGTATAAACTTTAACTATCTCACGCTCTCTGCGCTTAACCTCATTCATTCCCTGCAAGGCCATAGCATCTTTTACAGGGTCAAACTTTTCAGCCTCAATAACCATGCCGTTATCTAGCTGAACAATCTCTCTTGACTCCCTTTTCTTGTAATATATTTGCCCGACAATAACGGTTTCGCGCTTATACCAGTAATCCTGCTGCAATCGCTCATTACCTATACTCTCACCGCTACCTGTGGGAAATTGTTCCTTATAAGCATCTTTGGTTAAAGCCTGCATAACATAGACAAATTCGGCATCAGAGCCGTTTTGCTTCTCTGAATTAGGGTCAAACCATACTCGGTCAATAGCATTAGGGATATGCTCTAAAACTATCTCTTGCTCAAAGCTGTCTGCATCCTTGTATTGCGTTTTAACACGCATGGCATCAAAGCCTTGTATGACCATCTTACGCGCAATCTTTTTATAGGTTGATGAGGCATCAGATCGGTTTTGTATCGCCCTTAATATTCCATCATATACCTGGGCAACTTCTTTTGTGGCCTCACCACCTGCCGGTGATACAGTTGCCGCAAATTCATTTTGTTCAAGCTCACCGACAATAAGATCAATGATTGGTGTGGTGCGGTCAAAGTTATACCGAGGGCGCTGTAATGTTCCCCACTGCTCCCAGACTCTAGGCTCCCATTGACCATCAACCTTATTAACAAAGGTGTCACAGTCTCTAGCAAGCTCTCGCTGGTCTTTTTCGTTATTCTGAATAACCTCAAGCTGGCTTTTTACTACAGCTACGCTATTAAAATCTATCATATACTCACCAAGGAGAGTTAAAGTTTATTGGCTCAAGTTCAGGCTCTTCTGCATCAAAATCAGTCATTAACATCATTATTGAATCAGCCATGTTTGGCGATGGAATGCCAAGTTTTTTCATATCTTCTTTGCTCATAATCTGCTTTAAGCCTGTGCCGTTTGGCTTCTTAGGTATTCGGCTTAACTCAGACTTTAGCCCAGCAAGGCTGTCTATTCCATCTGAATCAAAGCTGATCATTTCATCAGGGTCTATATATTCGCCCTTTTCCACGCATTTAAAAGTGTTATACATTCTAGTCGCAAGCCTAAAATAATATTGCGCCCTGTTATTTTTAAACGCATCAGCATAGGTTAATGGGTTTTTATCAGGCTTGCTCTTATCTTCTTGGTATATAAGTTTAGCATTGTCTTGCGCTTGGCCTGCTAGTGACCCCCTAAACATGTGGTAATCAATCTTTTTAGGGTCTAGCCTGCCTCTGACTTGGCCCTTTGCGCCCGTACCCATTCCGTCACCATCCCATATGAACTGATCGGCCCTTAGCTCTATAGCGTTATCAATAGCCCAGTCTATCGCCTCATCTACCTCACCACGATCATACTCTTTAACATGGGTTATCACTGAGCCTTGCATAGAAGCAAAGCCTTTGCTGTCTTTACCTTGGTCTGCTGGGTCATGTGAACACCTTATAGCGCCATGTGGCTTAAATCTAGCTTTCAATTCCGGCCTTTTATGGGCATCTATACAAGCATCAAACCACTCAGGTTTAATAATAGACCCCTCAACCTCATCATAAAACTTGCCCAGCCACTTATGATCATACTCAGCCCTAGATAGCTTCTCATAATCATCAACACGTTCTTGCTCTAAACCTGAAGCCGTAAACCAATCAATAGGCATGTCTGTATAATTCATCTCAACAACCATGATCAAATCATCTTCATAATATCCGCAACGGTTCAACTCTTTTTCAGCCCTTAATAACCACTTTTGAGCAATAGCACCAGACCTTGAGCCTCTATTCATAGTGATTATGATTTCAGGCATTTTGACATCTTCGCCAGCTATAAGCCTTTCAGTATCTTTAGCGTTTAATCGTACAGATGCCGTTAATACTCTTAATGTGCTTTCTGATATATCTTCGCCCTCTTCTATCCATAGACCATCAATTCCTGACAAGGTTGATTTAAGGCTAGTTATATTCCTGGCTAAGCCTCGATAGAAGTTACGCCCTCCGCTTGCATGGCGTATATATGTTTTGGTATCCGTAAAGCCAGTTAGCCCTATGCGGTCTATCTCATCTAATAGCGTACGATGTACGGACTCTTCTATAGAATTTTGATTTTCCCTAGCGCAACACCATAGCTAGCCCCTGC